AAGCCACCATCAACCTGAGTTGCACGGGAACCAGTCAACGGCAAGGTTCTGGTTGCAAGCTGCAGGTCAGCATAGCCGATAGCTTGGTATGACCCTGCAAAGCATACAGAAACCGGAGTAGTGTTAGAGTTGTAAACGGTGTTGGTGATATATGTGTCAAAGCCTAAATCGTTCGTCCAGAACATTCCGCCCTTGCCGTTCGTGCCTTCGTTGATACTAAATTTGATTCCGGCAAGTTTCAGTTTAATCATCATCCACGGGGGGAGTACGATAAACATATTGTTCTCTTTGACGTTGTTTGAGTACAACGCACTGGCCATTTCTGCAATCGTGCTGATCGCATTGGCAGAAGTTACGGTTGCGGTCTGCGCGGGGGCAGCGGCGGCGAAGTCGGGAATATATTTGAAAGCGTCTTTTTCTACGGCATCTTTCAATGCGTAGGCGGCTCTTTCCGTTTGCGATCCTTGCAGGTCAACATTCGCCATCAGCTTGTCAACATCTTCGACTTTGAAGCAATAGGTTTGGGTTTTATCAATCAGCATTGCAATCTGATCGTCATTCAATGCCTCTGCGGTCAATGTGCCGGCATAGGCAGTAATTGTGGGGTCTGCCAGGCCGGTGAAATACACGGTGTCGCCATACTGTTTGATCGGGGCTTTGATCGGAGCCTTGCATATCTTTTTTAAGACCAGGTTATCTTCCAGGGTGCGGTAAACACTCGCATCCCACAATTCTGGGATAAATCCTCTTGCTACGTTATTGACGTTCATTTATCATCTTCCTTTCATTTACCATTTTTTGCGGCTCTCTTGAATTCGGGTGTAGTTGTCTTTCACCCATTTTTGGTTTCCTCTGTTTTGCTCAAAGGTTTCGTAACTGATGAAATCCGCTGTGGTTGCCCCCTGCCCTGTTACGGAACCGGGACTTGTAGCGGCGTTCTTGGCGTTTGCCTCTTTGACTTGCAGGGCTTTCTCTTGGGCAGCTATCTTCTCTCGGAGAAGTTTGTTCTCGTAAATCTGATAGCTTTCAGTCAGAGATAACCCTTTGTCGACCCTCTCCCATACCTCGGCGGGGATTTTGTTTATATCCACATCGGGGTAATTTTGGCGGAAAGTGGCGGCATCAGAGGCGATTTTTTCCTGCATCTGCTTCTGGGTTAATGCCTCCGCCTCTTTTGCCTTGATACCCTTCGCTTCAATAACGTCAGGGTGTTTGGCTATGAGAATTTCAGCGACTTCCAAAAGCGCAGCGGGATCCGCGTTGTACTCAGCGGCTACCTGCGCGACTGTTGCTTGGTATGCCTCAGTCAGCGTTTGCTTCTCCTGCTGTTGTTGGGTCGCTTCCCACTTCTTTTGCAACTCATTTAATCGGCTTTCGGATTCAGCTATCTTCCTCGCGGCTTCCTGCTCGATTTTTTGCCTCTCAGCAGATAACCGCTTTGCGAAAGCTGATTCGGTCTTTTCGTCAAACTTTGTTTCCTCCTCGGCGGCAGGAGTTTCTTCTACGCCCGTTATAGGTGTTTCTACCGATTCCACAGTAGAGGCAATATTTTCGTCAACATTGTTCATCTGTTCGGCGGCAACAGATTCGTTTACGCCCGAAGTTTCTAAGTTTTCCATTACAAAATTCCCCTTTCATAGTGGCGGCCTATGATTTTTAACGCCCAATTTTGAACAAAGAAAAAGCCCTCGGCATTTGCCAAAGGCTTGTTAAACTTGTGAAACTGTCTGCTCTATCAAGGCTTGCGCCTCCTGCGGGTTCTCCCGCATCGTCCTTGCTAATTCGTCCTGCGCCTCAGGCGGAAGTTGGTCGAATATGTCCGCATTGCCTCCTGTCTGCCCCGGCGCGCCTCCATAATCCTGCGGGGTTATTTCTATACCCATCTGTGCCGCAAGTTGTATCTGTGCATTTATGGGCAGATCCGCGAAGTTTATGCTGATGCTCGGGGGTGTTATCTCAGGCGGAGGCGGAGTTGCCATCTGGTCGCGAATCTCAGCCATCAAATCGTCTTTCTTGGGGATATAACCGTCCGGCACTCGCTCCAACCATTGCAGGAAGTTAATGCGGTCCTGTTGTAACAAGTGGTCAAGGGTCTGCATTTCGGTAATCTCTGACCAATACGATGATGCGCCAACATCAATCTTGATTTTCAATATAACGTCTTTGAGCGTGGAGAAGTCGAGTGTTTTTACTACTCGTTTTCCCTGCTCGATGACGGTTATTTTGCGTTCTCCGTACTTTGCTATCATCATATCCGCTTTTATATACTCAATATCTTCAACCCATTGATACAGATTTTGCTTGATGGTTTCGAGTGGTATGAAACTGGCCTGTTGCACGGCGATAATTGCGCTGGCGTTGTCGGGCTTAATGTCGCCCAAAGCGGCATCAGTTACGCCGATTAGGTCTTTGGTGTAATTGATAGCCGCGTCAATTGTTCCCATGATCTGGCTTGACATTTGCCCTGGCTGCAGATAATGAGCGACCTTTGACATATCTTCGCCAGCCTGAACGCCAATCGCTTCACCAATCTGATTTTTCCACTTATCAATGTATGTTTGGTTATAAACAACCTTTGGGAAAGCGGTATTCATCAAATTAAGCATGACCATCGCAAACATTTTATTAATATAGATTTGGTTCGGCACAAGGTTTGTCCCTACCGCCAGCCCATGATAGGAGTTTTTTCTCTTATCCCAGTTATTGTGAGCGATAGGATAACGGGTGATCCCCATATCTGTGTCCTTAACGATCACGCACGATTTCGTTGATTTTGTGTAATGGATGGTTCCGGTTTCGGTATCACGCCAATACTTTATCAATACCGTAGTTTTACCGCTTTCCCCTTTGCCTTCCATTTCAATCTTGCCTAAATCGCCGGATTGCTCTTTATTGTCAGTATCAGAAGTAATATTTAATATATCCTGTTCGCTGACCTTGTTTGCTTTCGCTTCTTTTTTGAGCTTGGAAACGAGTTCGCGGAAAGGGATGATTAGCCACGGCTGCGGCTCTACCCGGCTGTCATTAGGGTTGCCGAATATAACATTGTCAATCATTTCAAAGGCAATGTCGCCTTCTATCTCTACCCCTTCAATCTTTTGCCCTGTCTTGATGTTCGAATCCCAATAGACATGGCCGCACATATCGCCTGTTATGGCAGCATCTAGCAAGGCTTGGCGTAAATGTGAATCCATTTTCAGCTTTTCCCAGAGTACACCTGAGTAATTACTGATTAACTTCGCCGCCTGCGTGATTTCGATTTCCCTTTCATCTTCCGAATCTTCGGGGATATTTTCAGGGATGAAGGTCGCTGTTACTTTTTGGCTCATTATTGCTGAAATAAAGTAATTAATGCACCGGCGAAAAATATTAAATACCGGCTGTGGCAAGCCGTTACTGACAACCCCGTTCCATTGATCGCCAGCATACATTCTTTCATTCAAGTCAATCGTTTCATACCAGCCTACGCGGGTATTGTAGTCTTTCCCTTGCTCATACAGTAACCACTCGTCTGTTTGCTTCTCTTTCATTATCCATTCTCACCCCCTTGCTTCTGAGGTTTTCCGTCATACGCCATGAGATTATTGAACCCCTCCACGAATAAATCTTCCTGCCGCTTGGCTTCCTTCGCCTCTTTGCGCTTCTCGATGATGTGCACCGGCGTTGGTATCGGTGCGATTGTTTTTGCCCCCTCACGGATGGCTAGACCGTCACGCAACCCCTGCCGATAGGCGAACCACAAAGAAGGGCATAAAAAAAGCAGGACTAATCCTGCGATGATATAAGGCATTTTCTACCTCCTTACCAGTCGATATATGATCTCGGTATCTCGCCGCCGGTGTAACCGTTCACTTCCGTATTGTCGCGGTATATGAAGGTATCGCGGGGCTTGGCATTGTTTACAAACGTCAACTGCGGTCTACTGGCCACGCCGTAGCGAATACTTTCAGGTGCATGGGTTATGTTGTGCGGCTTGTCCGCCGCATCTTCCGGATTAGTTTCGTCATGTTGCAGCAAAGGTAAGCATTTTATCAGATTCATGCAATGAGAAAATATCTGAAGATTAGCGGTCATTATCTCCTGCTCGTCTTTATAAGGTGTGAGATACTCCCGCAAGGCTCTCCATCCAGGTATGCGTGAATTATTTGCCTTGATTAACCCTGTCAGCCCTGCTTGTATCATTATCTCCATGCCTGACTTACCCGTTTCCTGCCGCCGGTTCCATAAATCAGGAGAGGCAACAGTGTAACTGATCTTTTCGTCAGATGGAGTCATGTCCAGTATCTTCTTCGCCGCTTGCGAAAGGTTTAAATTCGGTTCATGCAGTTCCCGATATATAAAGCATTTACCGTGAGTATCAACCGCCCACCAGTAACAAGCGGTCGTGTCTAACCCATAGTCAAGAGAGCGGAACCGTTTCCAGTATTCGGGTATGTCAAACGGCTTTACAACATGAATGTCACGCTTAAATTCGGGGTAATACTGCCCCGCGTAAGCGTCCCAATCTCCCTCCAACAACTGCCGCCGTATCAATTCTGACTGTGCGGCGAGTGATGCCCGGTAGCCGGGGTCGCGTTTTTCCAGAATGAGATTGTCTGACAGCTTGGCCGGGATAAAAATATGCTTCTCGAAAACCGTCGGCTCAACCTCAACGTCGTTGACCTGCTCAAACGGACCGGCATCAACGAAATCGTCACGGAACCAGCCATGTCCAGGCCCGCCGGGGTTGGTAGCCAACGCCATAAAAGGGATTATGCCCTTCTTCGTCGCCCGGTTACGAGTGAGTAAATACCGATATTGAAAGCGGGTAAACTCGGTCGATTCGTCAATCAGAACAATATCAAATTGCTGTGACTTGTAGCCGTAAACGTCATTCTCGTCTTTGCAATGACAGAACTGTAATATGGATTTTGTCGGGAACGTCCACCGGTGCTGTGTCGCGTGATAACTGGCTATGCCGGACAATATTTCCTTGCTTCGCATAATCGCCCCGCCGGGGCCTTCCAAGTCTGGAAACTCGCGGCGAAAATAGCCGATGCTGATGCCAGGGAAAGTGAACGCCGCCACGGTCGCCATGCCGATAAGTGCGTCTGATTTTCCACCGCCTGCTGCTCCTCCGGACTCAATAGCCCACAATTCTTGCGATTGGGGGCTTATAATCACCACCCTCAAACGGGTGCGCTAATCCGCAAGCCCGCAGAAAAGTTAATTGGCGAGGCTGTGGCTTCCACGGTATTTTGATTTCTTTCGCCATTTAACCACCTCATAAAAATAAACTCTGTTGCATCTGCGCTTGCTCTACTCGTTGACGAGCGATTTCGCAGTATTCCTCAGATTTTTCTATGCCAATAAAAAACCGCCCCGTGTTTAAGGCGGCTATTGCGGTTGTACCTGAGCCGAGAAATGGGTCTAAGATTATATCCCCTTCATTACTTG